ATTACGCATGTTCACATCCTCTGCGGCTACTTCTGCTTCAAGCTTCTTGATCTTAGCTTTGGTCTCACCAATCTTTCTATTTGACCATGCAGCACCTGAGTCATAAGCTCTCTCCAATTCTATCTGGCGAGTATTAATATGTCTCCGAACCTTCGGCATATCATAGCCAGAGGTTGGGTGATCAAACCCCTTAATAGCCTCACTGGATACAAAGTTCTCAGCATCTGCTCTTAGTGAGTGTTCCGCATCATCAATAAGCTTAGCTGCTCCAGGCTTCCTGGTGTGGAAGAAGGGAGACATAGCACCACCGATTACTGCACCGCCAGCAAACGCTGTTATCAGATCAGTAGCCTCAGATTGAGTATTACCTTGCATCAAGATGGATTCAACTGCTGCATTCTCTAAGCCAGATAGTAGACCAACCCTTGCAGCTTTGGCGAGTCCAGTAGCCTTGGCACCAAACCCAAGACCACCAGTTAACGCACCAGCAGCTATACCAACAGGATCAAAGAGTGAGAAAGCCATGTTAGCTAAGATTCCTTTTCCACCCGCCTGACCAATAGCCATCATACGGTCTCTGTCTTCTTGGATATATTTCTTTCTTGACAGAAACTCATTCTCTGATCTGGACTGTGTCAAGTAATCAGTTTCTTTTTGGTTATAATTAAGATCAAGATCTTTCTTAATATCCTCCGTTATAGCCCAATCAGAGTCAGCTTGAAACTGAGATGATCTTCTATCATAGATCCGTTTCATAGCAAAGGGTGACATGGCTTCCTGGAAAGCTGCTCCCAGGAAGTCTGTATCTTTTTCCCTACCCTGATCAACTAAGAATCTAACGTCAGCCGATATAGGCTGTTCACTTAGCCCTATGTTGTCATAGTAGTCTACCAAATTACCTCCTTATTCAAATTGATAACCATCTCCTACCTTAAAGGTTTTGCTCTTACCTTCACCTTTTGTAGGTACAGTATACCATCCATCTTTCTTGTTTATTTTATCACTGAAAGCTTTACTGAACTTCTCGCTCCTTAAGCTTGAACTAAACTTGACCATGACTTCCTCCGCTCCCCATTTGTACTCCTCAACTATAGGCGCACCAGTAACAGAAAGAGCAGCTTTGTTGTAGACATTTATCCTACGCTTCAACAGCCCTCGGTATCTGTTCTTTCCTGCACGGATGTAATCAAACAACTTGACTAACCCTTCCAAGGTATATCCTTTGTTAGCTGCTGCTCTGGCATTCTTATTAATCCTGATTGCCTTTGAACCTCCATTGTAAGTAAGATCTGTCCAAGCTGATTTCTCTTGCTCAGTCATGTCACCCCACTTGTTAAGTAGAGAAGATGCAACGGCTCTGTCCTTCCCTGCTCTGTTCTCAAGCAGAGTATCTACCTGCTCCACAGTCAGTCCTTTTGTAACATCAACATACACACCATTGATCTTAGTCCATTTGGTCTTATCTGGCTTTAACCAGTCATCTTTTACCTTGATACCATAACCAATCTCATACTCAGACAAGCCAGGTACTTTGGCTTCATCAATGGACTTGAACATCATAAACTTGCCAACTCCACCCTCAGTTATAAACCCTTTCTTTTCTGGGTTTTCCAGCTTCTTTATGCGGTCAATGTACTCCTTCATAGCTTGACCACGGTTCTGAGTCAGTCCAAGTCTGTCCTCAACGATGTCCTGTTCAGCAATGCCAGCATCAGCAAGCTGACGATCGCGCTCAGCTTTAATAACTGAGTCAGGCCGTGTGTCAACTTTAAAGAAAGGCTCCAGTGGGTTCTCTGTGCTTTCAGCGTCCTCATAGTCTGGAACCTCAAATCCTGTTTGGTTGCTGAATCTTGCCACTTCTGGCAATAACGGCTGTTTAATACCTGGGTCTTCCTGCGGTTTCGCATCCATGGTATCTTGCTCAAGTATGTCATCGTTCGGTAACGCATCAAGAATACTACTCCTTATTGTCTTTGGGTCGCCACCTCCTGAGAGGAAGCTACCTATTGAGTTTAGGATATCGTTTATCATATAAAATCCCTCCTTGGTTAATCAACCAGCTTTCCTTCATTGCTTTATCGGCCAGCTTCTGCTGGTGTTCCTTGTACTGCTCAGCATACTTTCTAATCTCGGATAGAGCCATTGGCTTACCAAGATAGACGTTAGAGTTCATGGCTTTGCTTCTTGCAACAATCTGAATAGTTCCACGCTTAGGGTCAGTGATTGGGAAGACATCATCCTCATCTAATCCGAGGGCTTGTAACTGAGGCTCCCAGATAGACTTCTGAGACCATACAAACCCCTCCATTGCTTTATCAAGTTTATCAACATGAAGACCTATCTCTGTACTCAGATAACCAGGACTGCCTTTAAGCCTAAGATGACCGGCAGTAGTCCATCCCTTGTTGAAATATTCAGTGACTAAGTCAACATTGGAATCATCATCAGGCTCTGGAGATAGAGCAATCTGTTCTCTTATCTCAGACTCAAGATACGCCTCTTGATTATTATTAAAGTCAGGTCTCCATAGGAACTCGAGATTGCTTCTGACATCCTCTACCCCTGCCGTGATACGTTTATCATCAGCTAAGAATGAATTAGTCATAAATGATTGAGCCATCTTAAGGGCTTGAGGCTCAGCTATCTCACGATCTCTATATGCCATGAATGCTCTAAGTGTTCTGGCTTCCTTGCCACCTAACTTCTCCAAGTGCTTATACTTAGCCATAGAAGGTAAGGCGTTAAAGATCTGAATACCTTGCTTAGTGGTCTTGTCAAGTATAGGCTCTCCGTTAGGTCCAGTCTGCTCTCTTGCTGCTACATTGGAGGATGCAAGATTAGCAAGCACGGATACGAATGAGTCAACCACATCGTTCTTAGCAACAGCCATATCTGCAACCCTGGCTACTGCCACGCTCATTTTCTTCTGGAGATATGCATCTCGTTCCTCCGGTTTGTAAGCTTTGGCAGACTCAATAGCTCGGTTGATGTTATCCTGATAGATGCTTTTATAACCAGCTTGTCTCTCTTTTGGCGTTGCGAATGAAGAGTCAGATATCTGAACATCTGATAAGATCTTCTTTATCTCCTGCTGTCTGTAATTAGCAGCAGTTATCTTATCAAACTGATTATGCAGGTCATTAATCCAACCTTTACTAACAAACCTTCCATTCAGTTCTTTGTTCCGCTTATCTATGATCCTAAGACCATCCTCCATTGAAAGAGTTCCACCAAGTATCTGGTCTTTGTATCCATCAAGCTCAGTGGCCATAGACACAGCACTAAGACTGATCCTCTCATTTTCAAGGCTCTCTTCAAGCTTCTGTAGTTTAGCGCTCCTATCAAATAAAGAAGTCTTTCTGTCTCCCTTCCAAATTTTAGCCGCTTCAATTAGCTTACTTGATCTGGAAGTTATGATAGCATCCTCAATCGCTTGGTCCTTCTGAGAAGAAGTAAGCTGTAACCCTTTGACCAACCTATCCATATTTACAGCAAGTTGATCAGGTGGAATAGCATTTCCAGTCTGGGCATCAATTGTATCCATACTGATTAAAGAATCAGATACATCATTAATTCTTGTCTGGATCTCTCTCTCAATTTTATCAGCTTCTCTTGTTGCTACAATCTGAGGCATAGCTTCCCTGAAAGAAATAGGAACCAGCTTCTGCATCTCAGTGTCAGTAGTATAGTTATAGTAATTATCAAGGAGGTACTTATCAACTCTCTTATACTCATCTCTTACTGCCTTATCCCACTGATCATCATCAAGTCCTTGTTGCGCCAGTTGGTTAAGCTTAGCTTGAGATTCAAGTATTTGACTCTTTAAAGTAACAGCAGCATGAGTACGGTATCCTGCGACAGTTGCATCATCAGTTGGTCTTGCTCCAGCAATAGCCAAACCTGATTGGATTATCTTATCCTCCTCAATCTTCTTATTCATCCTTTTAACATACTGATCTGCACCTACACCAGCAAAACTGACAAGAGCATCAACCATAGCTGTACCCTTGTCAAAGTCCTGAAATGCAGCCTTGGGGAGTGGAACTTTCTGCTCCATTAATCTCCCCGGCTGATTAGTAGGTGACGGCCCCATGCTGAAAGGATTCGCTACTCTTTCTCTCTCTGTGGGTTTCGCCATTTAACCTCCTTGTTTATCAATCATTACCAATCATAATTACCTGCACTAATTCTCTGCCTACCAGCAAATGTGCTTGAGTCCCACTGATTAGCAGCGGCACCCTCTGCGGATGATGTACTTACTGCACTTGTCATACCATACACCTGACTGAATGTACTAAGACCTGAGAGTCCAGCAGAGTAGAAAGCAGGCGGCTGAATAGTATAGTCACTTGATCCCTTTGCCTGATTTCTGATATTCTTAGCTTGAGTGTCGATGTTATCCAATTGCATCTCTCTACGAGAAGTTATATCTGCCATCCTCTGACCAAGACCAGTGTTCAAATCCTCAATAGCCACGTCAATGGACTGACCATAAGTACCTGTAGCAGCAGCTTGAAGCTCAATTGTACTCCTTGCTTTCATATATTCTCTCTGAGCTTGCAGGGATTCTTTATGGCTTGCTTCAATCGCATCTGCCTCCTGCTTATCAAGCTCACTGTATGACTCAGTAGCCTGTTTCTCTAACTGCTTATTATATTCTTCTTGAGCGTCAGCAGCAGACTTTGACTGAGCATAACTTGCAGCAGCTTGGGCAGCAGCAGTAACACCAGAAATGATTAGTGCAGTGGTTGTACTTACTGCCATTATATACGTCTCCCTCTTCTATTTAAGTTTCCGTTGAATGAGAAGTCACTAACCTGCAAAGGTACATGACTATCTGTGATTAACTGTAATGTATATTGATCTGATCTCTTCCTGATAGGTATTCTGTGTTGCCCTTCAACAAGAGGTGCAAATCCAACAATATTCTCAGGACCACCAAGAGTTCTATTACTGTGTTCTACCTCTCGGACATTGCCGTAGTTATCTATCACCTGAGATGTAATCTCTCCCGATGTATTATAGTTGACATAGAAAGCTCCAACTATCATCTTATCCAAGTTAAGAGCCTGGTTGTTCTGGTCCTTAGCTACTGGATTAGTTGGTATATATTTGCAAGTGTACTTTATTCCAATGATTACAGTGCATGTGCTTTGATCTGATAAGTCGTCATAAGAAATCAACTCATCTCCATCTCTCTCAAAATTGACAAGAGCGCCAAGCTCATACTCGTAACAGTCTGTTGACCTGACAATCTTTATATTGTCAACACCCTCATCAGGAAGTATGTCTGGTGTTCTCCATACCTCACCTGTCTCATCCCACGTGAAAGTAGCAACAGACATGCTATCTGCCCTAACCGGGAAAGGAAGACCTTCTGAATCAGCATCGCCAACATCTATAGTTTCACACTGAACATAACCTCCATTACGGCTTAGAATTATCCTAAGTTTGTCAGTGGTGAAGGACAGGTGATATATCTTAACATCGTCTGAGAAAACCAACTTACCCCATGCAGATTGAGCTTTATCTGTCCCTTGCCATAACCAGTCATATGTGTAAAGTACATTATCAGCCTCTGCTTTAATTAGAAGCAAGTTGATATTAGAAGACGTAACCATTATGGTTGGTTGTCCCTCTATATATTCGTTGACATGATCAGTTATTGGTCTTGCTCGCTTAGTGTCAGTTAATGAATCAGTGAAGTACTCTCTAATACCAATGAACCTACCATAATTAAAAGCAAAGAAGATACTATCACCAGATACAGCAGGTTTAACGCTTGTTATTGTCTCAAACTCCGTAGTCTTTCTAAGAACTGCATTGGCACTGGTCAATTGCTTATCACCGGGTAGCAAGAACTGAGCAGTCTCAGAGAAGAACACAAAGTCACCATCAAATCCAGCGGATGCCTCTAAATAGTTGATCTGCTCAGAGTCTGCATAGATGTCTATAGGGTCTGTGTCAAGAGATGCCTGTGCTGTCTCTCGAAAGAAGTTAAAGAAGTTACCTGACCTTGTCATAATCACAGCCTCACCAGCAGTAAAGTAAAGCCTATTTTGCATTATACCTATTGACTTTATCTGATCTCCTACAAAAGATGGGAGTGGGTTTGTTCTATCATCTCCAACATCTCTATTTTGCCATTCCCCTTGTCTTAGTGTAAATGTAGCAACCCCACCGGATATACTCTCACGTACAAGAACATATGGCATAGTTGACAAATCCATACCTAATTTTATATTAGGGGCTATTACTTCATTCCAAGTTAATGTATTTCCTGATTCATTTGATGTTGTAGTTGCCTGGAGCCAGAAAGAAGCATTCTCAGTTGTATTACCGCCTGGTGGGTTAACTTTAACTTTAAAATCAATAGGAGCTCTGTTAGGGAGAAGCGTTGTCTGTTCAATTTCTTTAAAAATGGCAACAGCGTTTGAGCCATCAACACTATCATCTACTTGTATACTGAAACTTCCACCATCTTTTCTTGATATGTATACACAGTTATCATCTAAAGCTAAGTTAAAATCACCTGAAATATCAGTTCCTGACCAGATTCCTTCCGTAGTGGTATTTCCTGACCCACCTAATAGTCCATCATATAGCTTAGCAGCTACTGTTTTTGGAACAACTGATCCAGATTGAGAAGCAGCGCCTCCATCTTTAGATGTGTGTGAAGACACTACTGTGGAGTCTATGAATATAGTTGTAGTCTGGCTATAGTCTTTAAATTGAACATACACTATAGCTTTATTCGCAAGCTGAGGGCTCTTCTCTGTCGACTCCCCTACATACACCTTTTTATTAATAAGGAAAGTGTAATCTCCTATGGTACAGGTTACTATGTCAGATGCAGGGTTAGGAGTTGCAAGGTAATTTTCAGGGTTGTTTTCCAGGTTTACTGTATGTTGTGTTCCATTAGGAGACCAGGCTTTTAGAGATCCAGTAGGAGAGATTTCTATAAAATATTCTTCTTCATCCCTTACATAGTGATGCCACTTAGATAAAGGGTTTTGTGTTGCTCCTGAGAACTCTCCTGTCTTGTATGTGCCTTGTCTATTTATCAGACCTCGTACAATATCCGGTCTAAAGTTCTCAGACAAAGTACACTGTCCAGGGTATCTGTTCTTCTCAGGCTGTTGGGAGACCCCTTGAATTGGCCTACCTTGATTCGATGTTATGTATGTGATATTGCACCTCCTTAGTAAGTATTACGTCTGGGGAATACATCAAGCCTTCTTGAGTAGGCATTGTATCCTCCAGCCTTTGCAAGGAAAGCTTGTACGTTAGGGTTATCATAGATCTGATTTCTCTTTCTATTCCTTGAGTCCTCAACTTCAAGGGCATACATAGCGTCTACCTCTTCTTGCTTCTGGAATTTCCACCTGCTATCATCTACCTCAAGATCCTGGGCAAACTGCCTACGAGCGGTATACATGATAGCTTTTTGTGCTGTAGGCGGAAGGTCGTTAAACTCAAGGTAAATAGTGAAAGTCATTTGAATTGTCAACACTCCGCCAACCTCATAGTTGGCAATGTCAGTTAAGTCATAAGTATGGTTAATCATGTCATAGATCTTACCTGCTCTCATAACAAGTTGTAATCCTCTTGATTGGCCTTCTGTAATCATTGACAAAGCATTGGCAGGTGCAACAATCTGTCCTGTGCTGCTGTCAGGTGCCATGTTCCAGTTAGGTTCCTCGTTGAAGTACCAACCTCTTTGCTGTATCTCTCTTGATATTCTCTCTATGGTAGTCCTTGCCTGAGAAGCATCCAGGTCGGAGTCATTTTCATCTGATACTGGAGACAAACTAACACCGGAGAGGCAAGCATTCATAGCAGTTAGTAAAGCTGTCATATATCCTCCTTACGAAAAAGCCCACCACTCTCTAATGAAAGTAGTGGGCGTATTATTGATTAGCTGTACTGTTTCGTAGCTTTGGCTTTGCCTTTGGCCTTGTTCAATACATCAGTGTTGTCCGCTGCAGCATCAGATACAACAACAGCACAGTTATCATACCTGCCAGTAGTGGCACCTTCGGCCAGCCAAGAGTCACAGAAGTAACCTTTCGTCTTCTTATCGAAGAAGATGTCAGACTGGAGACCAATGGTGCGACCACATAGTAGCGCATCAGGTCCGTAGATAATAGCCTGGGCCGTCTTCATGGTATCGGTAACATCATAACGATTCCCGTTATTGTCATTGGACAGCTTGTGATGAGTTTCACCATCATGCGGGTTGATCTTCATCTGCGTGAACTCAACAGAACCCATAACAGGAAGATTCCAACCTTTAAGACGACCAGAAAGATTAGCATCAAAGCTTGTTCCAGTGGTCTCATTACTTCCACCCTCAGTCTGAGCAATAAATCCGTAGTCAACCAGAAGGCCAAACTCAGCAACAGGCACGATGACGGACAATCCAGCCATAGGAACTCTCTGAGTAACCAGACCCATCAAGGCAATCTCAATAGCGGAAACAAGCTGATAAGGGTCTTGTGCCTGAGAGTAGTCATCTTTCAAAGCAACCTTTACAGCTACACCCTGTCCTGTCACACGGGAGATACCGCCAGTAATGGTGTTTGCAATCGGGGAGTAAGCACCACCCGTAAGACCGCAAGCCAGAAGCTGCTGAACAACCATCTGATCTTCAAGGGTCTTAAGCTTACCCATCTGATTGGTAGCCAGTTTGGTCATAACTTCAAAGTCATTCTGAATGTCATGCAGAGTATGGACAGTGTTACGGCCCAGGACGATGGTATCAAC